GGTGTGGTGATTGGTGAGCTGGTTGGCGTGCTCATAGTGCGCAATCCTCCATTGCTGCCGTCAGGGTTGCAAAAGTGGCCTCTGCCTCTCGCAATGTCTGAAACGACCAGCCAGCGCGCCCCCACAACGTAGACGAGGGGTAAGACTCCGTTCCTTTCAGTGTCTTCTTGCCGACTGGCCAAGTGTAATCGGCCTTTGCTCGTTGGATCGTAATGACCTCGTAGCTGCAATGCCCTGCGCCCTTGCTTTTTCGGTATAGCGCATGCCCTGCGGTGCGCGTGAGTTGATCGTAGTCAAAGCCGTCGTGGCGAATGTGAGTAGGTAGTTTCATAGTGATTCGAGAATCTCCTTACGGTTAGTGATTGCGTGCGACATTGCGGCTTTCCACCCTGCGCGGAAGTGCTCTTCGCGGGGAAACGTATACGCGCCCCCATTTGAGTGAGCATTCCACGCCACATCAATTGCGCACGGCGCAACGTATGCGCGGATGCGGCAGTGATCGGGGTAGTTCCTTTGTGTCCATGCGGTGCGCACGTCAACGGCGTAGTGGCTACGGGGTGCGTCAAATCCGCCAACCCATTGACTGCGTGAATCCACCATGTAATATTGCCCTTCTGACTCGGGGATGTCTTTGCCAAATCCCACATACGCCAGCCACGGCGCCAGCTCCGGGCAGCCGGCTGGCGCGCGGCACGGGTCAAGTTCGGTGATGGTGTAGCAGTGCTGCAATTGCAGCAAGTAACTGTCGTTAAACACCTGATAGGGATTTAAGCAATTAAACTTAATCGCCAAGAGCCTAAGCTCAATATAATCAAGGTCAGGGCCCATCTGAAAATATAGGGATTCGCCAGCCTCCGTAAGTCGAAGTGCTTCACCTGTGCTGGCGACTAGCGCGTATGTTTTTATTGTTTCGTTTTTCATAGTCGTGTGTAGTTGATTTATGGATACGCTCACAGGCCCGCCCGCCACGACATGACCGCGACTATAAGCGCAGCAGCAGACGGGGCGAGTAGGCACGCTGTGAGCGCGTAGAGTGCGAGTGTGTAGATCACGCGAGCTCCGCTCTCCTAGCGCGCGCAGTGCGGCAGTAGATGCTTTGCGGATGAATGCCGAGATCGGCAGCGACGGCAGACGGACGCTCACCGTTGCCGACGCGGATCATTGCGGCGTCAACCGTGCTGGAGTCGGATCGGCTGCGGTTGCCGTCGCAAATGTCGCCAGTCCGCATCATTGTTTCCATCTTGAGCTTGAGTGAGTTAGCGTAATCCATGCAGTGGGATTCGCGGGAGTGATTCATGTTAAGCATAGTTCGTAGTGGGTTCGGTGTGGTGCTCGTCGGCTAGGTTAGCCAGCTTGGAATAATTGCTTTTACGGATGGATTATAGTCGTTCCTTTCGTGATTCATAAAATCCGACATAAGGTCAACCATTCGGTCAAATCCCTCTTCGGACAATTTTGTTTTTCGCTGTAGGTTTTTCAGCACCGCTTCGTCGGCTTGAGTGCTCACGACATCAATGTCAACGGAACTAGTCTGACCAAATCGCCAAGACCGGCGCACGCATTGATAATACTGCTCGAAGCTGTGAGACGGGAACACGGTTTGATGATTACAGTGCTGCCAATTGTGCCCAAATCCTGCCAGCTTTGGCTTAGTAACCAATGCTTTTATCTCGCCTCTCCGAAATGCTTTAAGCTTTTCCTCTTTCACTTCGTCAAGCTCCGATCCGGTAAGCTCAACTGATCCCGGTATCATCTCAGTTACGAGCCTTGATTCCGCGTTAGTTGACACCCATGATACTGACGTAGTGCCGCGATCAACGACTAATTTAGCGGCAAGCTCGCACCGCTCGTTGATAGTCCTAGTCCTTGCTTGCCGTTGCTCTAATAGTCCTACCGCCGGGAGGGCGAATAAGAACCCATCCGCTACGGTTTCGGATTTTACGAGGTGCAAGTTTTCGCGTAGCTCTGGCAAGTCGTATCCAGTGTCGTCATACCCAAGGTCTGATGGCTTACGAATAGCTCTAGCCCATGAGCAGACCCATCTCCAAAACTCCTCTTGAGAGTGTCCTTTGAATCTCATCTTGCCGCCGAATGACCTAGATCCTCCGCGTGCCTTTCCGCCTGAACCGCCAATAGCCATACTTCCATCGTCCGATTTGAAAAACTTTTTAAGCATATCCATATAGCCGAAATGCCCCAAAGCTTCAGAGCTAGTTCCCAACTCCATATAGTCATTCGGCGATGCTGTAGCGGTGCATAGTAGCCGGTATGACATTTTCCGCATAAATGCGGTTACCTCCATCTTGGTCTTACCTTTTACGTTTTTAAGGATGCTGGATTCGTCGCAAACGCATCCTACAAAATCTTTTGAGTCGTATTTATGAAGTTGCTCATAATTGGTTATGACTATCTTGCAATCTGGTAAAACTCCATCACGCGCTCTCTCGGCTTCGATCCCAAACTTTTCGGCCTCTTCTACCGTCTGCTCGCTTATAGATAGAGGAGTCAATACCATTACGCGCCCGTTTGTTTTCATTGCGATGTTTTGCGCCCATACCAATTGTTGAACTGTCTTACCTAGTCCGCAGTCCTCGAAAAGCCCACATCGTGCATTAAGAACAGACCATTGAACTAGGGACTTTTGAAAGTCCTTTAGATAGTCGGGAACGAACAGGGCATCAAATCCACCCTCCTTTGCAAATTGAGTTTTGCCGCCTATAAAAATGTCGAAGCTCATAGTGCTAGATCCTCCTGGTTCGACTGCGACTTAACCTCTTGCATGTTTTTAATGGCTTGCTTGAAATAACTCTCCTTTAGCTCAAATCCTATGGCTTTTCGGTCATTAAGAACCGCGCCAAAGCACTCCGATCCGACTCCCATGAATGGAGTCATTACTATTTCGCCTGGGTTGCTCCTTAGCACAACGACTCGCTCAATCACGTCCAACTGTAACGGGTGAACGTGTCGCTCGTCGTCCGGGTCTTTGCTCTCCTCGTATGGCAACACCTCGCCGATTCGGATGTCATCCCAAATGCTAGATGCGTAGTTTCTCCAAATAAAATGAGAGAAGCGGTTCTTTTTCTGATCGCCTACAAATCCGCGCCAATCCAATGCTTCGGTAGGGATTTTGTTTGCACCGGCGTATCTATGCAATCCGGTAGGATACGATACAGGCACGGCGTTTTCGCCCCGCTTGCGGAACTCCAAAATGTAGTCTGCGCCCGCAACCGTAGTCAGCGTAGCATCGTCGCAAATCTGCTTATGCGCGAGGCCTTTTGACATCGTGCGAAGGCGCACGGCTAGAGGCTCCTTCCATACGGCGCGGCGTGTCCAAAAGTCAAACCCTAGCTTTTCATGTAGCCGGATAATGTCGCCGGGGAAGTCTTTGTATCCGCCGATAGTGGCAGAGCTTCCAGACTTAGGAGTGTCCATGCAGTGGACTACAGTGAATCGACCCGGCTTTGTCGTCCTCGCGATCTGCGAAACTACGTATTCGTAATGCTCAAAAAACTCTTCGTAGTTGTCGCAATTGCTAAGGTCGCGAGGCGACGAAGAGTATTGATACATTCCGCAAAAAGGCGGAGAATATACTGACAAATCGACTGAGTTGTCGGGTAGCATTTCCATTCCGTCTATGCAGTCGGAATGGTATATTGACCAGTTTTCGCCGTGTGCCTCATTTAGCACGTTTCCTGTTTCTCGTTCTTTTTCCATATTTCGTAGTTTCCTATCGTGTGTGTTCGTCGCGTTAATCGCTTCGATACCAAGACTCTGGACGGCGTTGTGCAGGTCGTCAAGTCTTTTTTGTGCATATTTATTGATTATTTACTGATAGCTAATATCCAGCCCCAACGCTTGCGCGACTACGTGCTCAGCCAACGCACCATTAGAGTGCGCCCATCCCCGCAGCATGTAGACGGCATCGACGCAGAGCAGTTGCGCGATCGACAGCCGCATATACTGCGCGTGGGTGACCGCAGAAGCGCCGTCGTAGTTGACCGCTGGGTCGATGACCGCGTAGCCTAGCTGCCGCCATTCATGCGCAGCAGCGGCGAACGCGGGGCGATTGTGTAGCGGGATGCCCGTGATCGGGCCGCTGATGTAGATGATGCGTGTTTTCATGGTCTTGGTGTGTTCCGTAAGGAGCCGATGATTCTCGTTCGCCAGCGCAATGTTGTATTCGCGCACTTTTCGGAGGTCGATTCGTAGTTCCCTGATCCGGCGGCGAGGTACACCCAACCACCGAACAAGGCGTGCGAGGCAACGCCGACAAGCTTCCTGTTTGAGCTCTGGCTTCATTTCCGGCGTGCCTCCACTTGATCGGTCAAGATTAAAGGTCGCAGGAATGGTAGCCTCTTCAAAAACTCCATGATCCTGCGACGACGCATAAAGCGTCGTTCATTTTCGATCATCCATGCCGACTTTTGCGGCATGTCCCCTCTGTATTTCACCTCTTTACTGTATTTCATATTCGTAGTGTTAGTGATTTAGAACCAACCGCTTCTGTCAGTTCCGTTCGTTCCTCGCTTCATGTCAGCTCAGTGGAGTTCACTACCCTTTGAAGTTGACCCGATATCTCGGCATCAGCCGGCCTTCCCTCTGCGCCTCCATGCGCTCGCTGTCGCGGTCAGGCTCGCGCTCGATGAACGCGGGGCGGCCGTATGGGC